TCCTAGCCTCCCGAACTTTCGAGAGGTGGCTTATCCTTGACGCTAATTTAGCGTCTTGTGATATAAGGATAAGATACCTTGGAATAGTTTCCAAGGTTTGGACTTGGTGCATTACCAGTCCATCTGTCTCAATATATATTGAGACTCTGCTCCGGACAAATTCCGGAAGCTCTGTGCCCTCAGTTATAAACTTGAGGACACTCTCTATACCGTTTTGGTATAGTCCGGACTCCACTACATGGCGTCCTATCTCCCTATTCATGGGAGTCTCAAGCCTTCCAATTCCGAAGGCGATCCCTGGATTCATATAATCCAGGGTCTTTACCTTGTTTCTTATTACAAGGTAATCATATTCACTTTTAAAAGTGAATCCCTCCTCCAACCACTTGTGGAGGAAGTTGGTCAGATTTGGTCTGACCTTTTTGCCACCTCCGCGGTGGCTTCTGTCCACCTCAAAGGTGGGCACAATGGGCTCTTTGCCCCTTAGGAGATCCTTGTAATACAAGGATCTAAGTACCCTAAATAGGGTACTTTCTGGATTTTCCAGATATGAGGTCCTCATAGATTTGAGTCCCTCACCAGGCCCAGTGGTACTGAGCCATGAGCCCTCCGGTAAGAGTGGCTTAAGTCCCGAAATCTTTGGGACCAGTAGGTGGTGTTTATGTACCACCTCGTTAAGTCTTTCAGACCTAACGAATCTTGGACTCCATGTTCCGTCCAAGAAACTTGAGATCCTGTAAAGGGTCTCATCCAAGTCTCTTGACTTGGCAACGAGAACGCTTGCGAACTCGTTTGGATTCATTAAAAATGAATCATCACCACCCATTTCTTTGGGTGTAAACGGACACAATGTGTCCGGATCAGCCGGCACTGTAAGGTGCTGGATGAACTGTGCCCTTTTGAACATAGGATACAGTTCCGGTGCATTATGCATGCACCATTTCGCCTCCTTTCCAAGGAGCGAAAACCTACCCAAATTTGTCATTGAGTAGGCATCGGTCTCAACGACCGCCGGGATCATTAATCTGATCCTCGGATAATCAAGGTAACAACCTTGAGTTCTCCGCCGCACAGTTACGGCGGGTAGGTCTCTGGTCCTTTCAGGGATTAGAGACCCTTCTTCACAGTAGAAGAGTAGCCGACGGCTTATAAAGCTGTCGGCTTCTGAAACTTGAAAGTCAAGTTTCTTAAGGTGACGGAAATACTCCTCACCTTGTTTGGGCTCTTTTGTGAGCCCAACAAAATCGTCTCCGACGATTCTCCAAACCGGGATTCCCGATTTGATGCCACAGTAATTGTGGCTTATGCTTAACACGACTTTTGTTAAGCGGTCACCCATGAACCATGCTCTTTGGGTGACAATTACTTCCCCACTGGGAAGTATAACTGGCCTTTTCCTCAAAAAGAGGGTTTTTGCCAGTTGTAGGATGCCCATTGGGGCACCCGGTACGAGGTTTGTTACCTCCAG